CAAAGTTGAAGCAGAGTGGAGCAGTAGTAGCTCGTTTGGCTCATACCCAAAAGGCCGGTGGTGCAATTCCACCCTCTGCAACCATTTATGCCGTCTAAGCTAATCTAGTGAAAGCGCCTGCCTGAAGAGCTGGAGAGCTTGGAGCGTAACCAAGAGACGGCACCATTATAAATAAAAAAAGGAGCGAACTTCGGATCCGCTCCTCTACTTCATGTAAGGTAAATTTATTCGGTATATGTGAATGAAGTGTTAGCTACCAAATCTTTTAGACCAGTGAGAAGAACATCGCCTTCGTCATCTTCTTCTTCGTCTTCTTCTTCTTCGTCTTCTGGCTCTTCGGTAAGATTGCTTAGAATTGCATCAATTCTCATTTCAAGTTCATTAAGAAAGTCAATTTTGGATTGGATCTTATCTACACGATTACTGATTTCTTCAAAAAGCTTCTCGGTCATGATTTTTTCCTATAATATGAATCATTATAAATATTTCGCACGACGCTATTTAGAATAATTTATTCAAATAGGAAATAAATATATGAAAAAGATTGCTCTTTTTAATCACCAACCAGAATGCTCTATTGAGTGTTGTAATGGGATAATAAGAGCGTTATCTTCGCAATATGAAGTGAAGCTGTTTACGGTTCAAGATAATCTTGATGAGGTGCTAAATGATGTGGATGGAATTGTTTTCCCTGGCGGCATTGGCGACAGTGACAGTTATCACGATTTCTTTACACGTTCTAAAGCTAACAAAATCGCAGCGTTTCTTGATAGAGGTGGTAGGTATATCGGCATTTGCATGGGTGCTTATTGGGCTGGTTCTAGATATTTTGACATTCTTGACGGGTTAGATGCTGTTCAATATATCAAGCGACCAACGGCTGAGATACGCCGAAGCTATGGCACGGTCGCTGATATTGAATGGCTTGGTCAAAAAGAAAAGATGTTCTTCTATGACGGTTGTGTATTTACAGGCACTGGAAAATATGATACTATTGCCAAATATGCTAACGATGAACCGATGGCAATCATTCAAGGCAATCTTGGTTTGATTGGTTGTCATCCCGAGAGTGAGGAATTTTGGTATGAGAGTCCTTATCAGTATCTTGATGGATATTGGCACGATGGTAAACATCACGGGCTGTTACTAGATTTTGTGAATAGGTTATGGAGAGTTGGCTGAGTGGCCTAAAGCACTCGTTTGCTAAATGAGCGAAGGTGAAAATCTTCCGTGAGTTCGAATCTCACACTCTCCGCCATATAAATAGGTTGCTAATTTATCGGTGAAGTGTTACGGTAGCACATCAGTCTCCAAAACTGAGGGCCTGGGTTCAACTCCTAGCACCGGTGCCAGAATGGACCGAGAAACTTTAGTTGGAATAAATCGACTGCGGGTGGTTCCGCTACGATCCGAAAAGTTCTCGCCTCATGGGTTCTCACTAACCAGAGAATCCTTCGTTTGAGGGAGCTGTAAAGGGGCAGCAGGCAAGCGTAGGAGATACGCACCCTTGCTTATCAACGCCGATTGGATACGTCCGTCAGCACCTCTAGCTTCCGGGCTAGAGAATGGAAGTGTGGCAGAGTCTGGTTTATTGCTCTAGTCTTGAAAACTAGCGTGCCTGAAAGGGTACCGTGGGTTCGAATCCTACCGCTTCCGCCATTTTATTGGGGATTAGTTCAGTTGGTAGAACGCCAGACTCTGAATCTGGATGTCCGAGGTTCGAATCCTTGATCCCCAGCCATACTAAATAGTGGTATGGCAAAATATGCAGATTCAATAAGCGAAACAGTATCTCCATCAGACACATTCAAGGCCGTCGTTAGCGGTATTGTGTTGACGGTTGACAATGTAATTCAAACATGGGTTGGCGATGCGTATGTAAGCGCCAACAATTTGATTATGCCAGGGAAGATGACAATCTCTGGTAACACCGTCATCAAAAGTGCCATCGTAGCAAACAACACTCCCGGTACTGCTGGTTATTATCTCCGTACATCTGGCACAGGTGTTTACTGGTCACCAGTAGCTGGCGCTTCGCTGAGTGGATATTCCACGTGGTCTGCGCTCACTGCTACCAACACTGCGATTAGGTCGCTCGTAAATTCTACCAATACCGCACTTCGTACATTGGTATCGGATAGACTCCAGGTAGCTAATGCTGTTGCCACATATGCAACTAAAGCATCTCCTACCACATCTGGTGTGTTCGCGCACACGGGCCGCGCGACTATCAGTACCAATCTTTCTGTTACAGGAAATACCGGTATTGGATCTTCCGCAGCGGAAGCACAGGTAACTATTTCACATGCTACTGCTCCTACACTTTATATTTCGGAAACAGGCGGTGTTGGCGTCCCAACATTGTTTTTGAAACAGTATGGAACCGTAGGTGAAGGTCTAAAAGTAACATATGACAGTGCCACTGGCCATTCATATATAAACAACGTATATAGTGGCGGCAGTTTATTTTTACAAACAGTTAGTACGACAAGATTGTCAATTGATTCTAGCGGTCGTGTCACTATGCCGTATCAACCTGCATTCTATGCTGATACTGGGTCTACCGGAACATGGACAACATATAATTGTGCATCAAATAGTACTAATTATGTTCTTATTTTTACAAATGGTAGAACAAATGTTAATGGTCATTATAATACCGGAAATGGATTTTTTACAGCACCAGTCGCTGGTAGATATTTCTTTGGTGGACAAGCATATGTAGCGGGCGGCGGCTATCATCGTATACAGTTAATTAAGAGTGATGGGCAAACTGTTTTAGGACATACTTACATGGCTAATGATATGACAATTACTGTATCGGGGATATTTTATATGAATGCAGGAGATAGTATAGCACTATATGCAACATTATACGATCAAAATATCTATATGGGTTCTGTACACTCGTTTTTTTATGGATATTTAATAGGATAATAAAGGATAAAAAATGGCAACATACACTATCGTACTTACAGAAGCAGAAGAGTTAGCAATGACACATGCTGCAATGGATGTTAATGGTTGGATACAAAATGCAATACATGAACGTGCCAGAATTGCAATTGATGAAATCGTTCAACTTGCGGTTCAAAAATTCTTAGAAAATAACCAATCAATTCCTGGTTCAAAAGATGCGATTGTTGCCGCAGCATTTGCTAACGGTTGGGTAAAATCGGCAACAGATAGAAATATGGAGCCATAGCAAAACGGCAATGCGCGGGACTGCAAATCCTTGAGGTCCCAGTTCGAATCTGGGTGGCTCCTCCAATGCGGGTATGATGTAATGGTAGCTTGAAACCTTGCCAAGGTTTATGCAGCGGTTCGATTCCGCTTACCCGCTCCATCAATATAGCTTGTAACCATAAACGTCTTCAAATTTTTCATTGCGAATGGTATCAAGCGTCTTCGTGAATGAGATAAAGAGGTCTTCTCTTTCGGGTCTCGTTTCAAGAATATGGGCTTTAATAGCAAGAAGTTCTTTCTTGAGAACATCAAAATTAGACGGCTGTAGAATTTCTATTGACTTATCAATCTCATTCATAACTCTTATGCGGAGATCATTGTTTAGATGTACCCAGTGAAGAGCATATGGTAAAGTTACCGAATAGCATCTTGTCTGCAAGATCGGATTGATATCATAAATCTTCATCAAAAACTTAGCTAGATTTGCAAAGTCTAGAAGATTGTATGGGCTGATAGCCACGTTGTAATGCAAATTCCATAATGGAAGCTTTGAAAATTTTATGAAGTTTTCTTCAACCACATCCCATTTTGTACCTTTTCTATTATACTCAGCAGCTTTTCCAACGCCGTCTATGCTCATTACGATTCTAGCTTTTTCAAATTGCATTAGTCTGTCTATGAAAAGCGGATTCCATACACTGCAATTGGTAAACATTTCCAATACTACTTTTTTATGGTATCCATTTTCAATCATGTGATCCATAAAATCATAGTACTGCTTTATTAGCAATGGTTCTCCGCCTGTGAAGCATACAGTTTTGACATTATCTAATGATAGCTTCTTTAGCTCGTCAAAATTACCTTCGGAAGTGTTTGTGAAATCTCTGAATTTAAATTGTGTGTAGTTTAAAAGGACTGGATGTTCTTCCACTTCTTTTTGCCATTCGGAACTTGAATCTGCATTACACATTCTACATTTAAAATTGCAAAGATTGCTCGCTCGTAGTTCAATACGAACAACTTCTGTAGGATCTTCTGCGTTAAAATCTGATGATTGTCTGTTTACTCCTAATCCATAACCATAGCTTCCGCGACCCATCATTCTAATTTCGCTCTGTCTTGAACTCTTAAGGCCTCGCTGTTCTTTTTTCCAACAGACTTCACAGTTCTTAGGAACTTTTCCTTCTTTCAATTTGCTTTTGATATTTGCAAGCCAATCACTCTGCAAATATTCAGTTGGCGTCATATGTTGTTTTTCTAAGCTTATGTGACACGGTGATGCGGTATTTTCATGGTAATACAATCCTGTCCAAGGCGCAGGGCAAAAAAAATCATTGCTTGACATAAAGAATCTCCGAGTGTATAATCTTATTCTATATAGTGAGTAATGCCCATGTAGGCCAACAGGTTAGAGTCAGGGGACTTAAAATCCCCACAGTGTCGGTTCGAATCCGACCATGGGTACCACCAACTAAATATCATCATGAGAAAACCAATGAACATCAATGAAGTCCGCGAATTTATCAGCAACACCTCAGACACCACAAAAATCTATATCGGTGCAGATTCGGAACGCTACTGTCGCAAAGATGGTAAGTGGATCGCAGACTACACGGTAGCGGTTGTTGTTCACTATGATGGCAATAAGGGCTGTAAGGTATTCGGTGATGTAACATCGGAATTTGATTACGATAAGCGCCACGATCGGCCATCATTTCGTTTGATGAATGAAGTCTATCGTGCAGCGAACATGTACCTAGAACTGTATGAAGCAATTGGTGATAGGCATGTGGAAGTCCACCTTGATATCAATCCCGATGAAATGCACGGATCAAGCTGCGTTATTCAGCAAGCGACTGGATACATTCGTGGTATGTGTGGCTTCACACCAAAGGTAAAGCCAGAAGCATTTGCTGCGTCATACGCGGCCGATCGGTTGAAGGAGATTCTTGCCACATGAGTATTACGATTGACAACTTTGTTCTGGAATACGACGGCTTTTTATCTCCTGAGGAATGTCAAGGGTACATTGATTGCTACCATCGGTACGAATCCATGGGTCTCACTATCACACGGCAGAAGATGGGAGAAACATCCGATAAGAAAGCGGATGACCAGATGTTTGTCACCTCGCTTTTAGCATCCAACGAATTGGATATTCGCGACCTAGAACCGTTCAAGTATTTTGTGGACAAGTTTTGGGACGAAGCATATCCAATTTACCACCAGAAGTTTGGTGTGCTTGAGAACATGGCACACCATTCCATTCGGTTGATGAAGATCCAAAAGACGCACAAGGGTGAAGGCTATCATGTTTGGCACTGCGAGGATGGTGATCCAAATGTAATGCGTCGGCTGATGTCCTTCATCGTATACCTCAACGATATTCCAGAGGGTGGCGAGACGGAGTTTCTCTACTACTCCAAACGCTACAAGGCCGAAGCTGGCAAGCTTATTCTATGGCCAGCTGGCTACACACATACCCACAGAGGTAATCCGCCATTGAGTGGTACCAAGTACATTCTCACTGGCTGGGTAGAAATGAATTAACCAATTGGCGCTGGTAGCTTAGCGGCTAAAGCCGACCGCTCATAACGGTCTGATCGGGGGTTCGAGTCCCTCCCGGCGCACCACTTGACAATGAGGAATGATTGTGTTATGATGAATTCAAATCGGAGTTCGTCATGGCAATCCTTCCCATCTACTACACCACCACCAATCTTCGCAAACGCAAGGCTTCGTCACCCACACGCGCATCCGTGGAATCAGCCCGCAAGACGGCAGAACTCCTGGCGCGTGTGGGTTACGTCCAACGTGACCGTGCGCCCGTCAAAGCCAAAGCTGACCAATGGCAAAATGACCGCAAGGTGGCTCCTATGACGGACACCATTCCTGGCGGCATTGCTGCTAAGCGCGACAAGCTCAATGACCACAAGTGGAAGCGTGGGCTTGAAGAGACCAAAGAGACAATCAAAGAAATCCAAAACAAGGCCGCGCGGACTGCACCCGCGTATTCCAAAGGCGCTTATCAATATATCACTGATGGTGCTGATACCAAAACTCTCGGTCGTAAAATCTAGGAGCTATATAATATGTGGACGAAGCAAGAAATTTTTGAGATGGCGCGTGAAGGTGTTATTCGTGTGACGTTTACCAAGTCTGATGGAACAGAGCGTATTATGGTATGTTCATTGTTGGATCAATATCTTCCTCCTATCATGGAAGATGCTGAGGTGACAACGAAGGATAATCCGAATGTTCTAGCAGTGATGGATCTTCAAGCACGAAGCTGGCGCTCATTTCGAATCAATTCGGTTATTAAAGTGGAGACAATGGAATGACTAAACTGAAAATTACAGGCCTGCGTGATACTGCAAAGGCTATGACAATTGAACCAGCACAGAATGGCACATATGGGCATATCGGTTCGCAAGGTGGTACCGAGCAGATGTATGCCGGTCTCATGGAACGCCTACCCGCTGACCTGCGCGATAAATTCAATATCATCTGTTCGCGTGTGCGTGGGATTGATTCCTCAAAGCGCAACCTTCTTTGGTTGCATGATACATGGGATGATCCTGAGTCCGAGCATCTTAAGGATCAAAAGAGCCTCGATCGGTTCGAACGATTGATTTTTGTTTCGAACTATCAGCAGGCCACTTTCAACATGGCGCATGGTGTACCATATGCCAAGAGTGTCGTACTCCAGAATGCCATCACACCGATCGAGGATCACGATAAGCCTCAGGGCACAATCAACCTTATCTATCACACAACTCCGCACCGTGGTCTGGAACTCCTTGCACCTGTTGCTGATTTTCTAACCGATCGCGGTATTGATTATCACCTTGATGTTTATTCATCGTTTGCAATCTATGGTTGGGAACACCGAGACGAGCCATATAAGCCTACCTTTGAAAGGCTCAAGGCTAATCCTAACGTGACGTATCATGGGTATCAGCCAAACGCTACGATCCGCAAGGCTTTGAGAAAGGCTCACATCTATGCATATCCCAGCATCTGGCCTGAAACGTCTGGTATTTCCGTCATTGAGGCTATGAGTGCTGGCTGCCAGATCGTATGCCCTAACTTGGCTGCATTGCCTGAGACCACAGCCAATTTTGCAATGATGTATGGTTGGACAGAGGACGTTAATGTTCATGTTAACCGCTTTGCTGGTTTGCTTTTGTCTGCAATCAATCAACACTGGGATCCAAACAACCAGAACAAGCTGAATTTCCAGAAGATGTACACTAACAATTTCTACAATTGGGATTATCGTACCCAGCAGTGGGTTGGCTTCTTGCGCGGTATTGATGGTTGACAATGCCTTAGCCGTGTGGTATGATGTTTTAAATATGAAAGGGTCAACTCATGGCTAAGAATTTGTTGTCGGTCTCGACAAAGAAAAAGGTCAAGCGGATCACACCGCGTGGCCTAGATCAGAAATATCTTGGTGAGGAGCCGACTTGGGAAAACCAGCAGCTCCTTACCGAGAATGAAATTCAATCAAAATTGGCTAGTGCATATAACTGGTACAACTATTTTGCCAATCCTAAGATGAACCGTGAATTCCTTACCGAGTTCATGGTGGATTCTGGTATGTCCAAAGCGGCCGTGCAGATGATGAATAAGGTTGATGACCACCACATTCTTCCTAGCACATGGAAGATGGCGCGCATGATTACCATGGGCTATGATGCACCGAAAATACGTCGGGAAATCCTATTCAATGATATTACCGAAATTGTGAAGCGTGGTATAGCTATTGCTGAGGCTGAAAGGCCGCCGTCGGCTATGTCCAAAAGCACGGTGACAAATAATCTGCTGGCTGATGTTGAATCTATGGTAGATGCCAATGATGAACAGCTTACCAAATTTTATGAACTCCTGAAAAACAAAGCTCCGAAGCCGGCAATGGTTACAGATATTGCTAACTATTACCAGCCGTGGGTTGATGAAATGAAGGAAGCATACGCAACAAAAGACACCGATTTCAAGTATGCTTATCGTCATATGACCAAGAAGCAAATTAAAGACCGCATTGCTCTGTTTGAAGGAATCATAAATGATTGTAAGTCTTATGTGGGCAATAATCGCAAAGCTGTTGTACGCAAGCCACGCAAGATCAAACCTAAGAGCGATACCGTTATCGTCAAAAGCCTCAAGTATCAAAAGGAAGATGTTGACCTGAAAATCGTCAGCATTGATCCTACCAAGATCATCGGTGCTAAGGAACTGTGGACATTTAACACTAAATATAATGTTCTCGCGCACTACGTTTCTGATACAGGCCTGTCTGTAAAGGGAACAACTATTCAAAATGTAAATGATAAGTTGTCCTCGCAAAAGAAACTTCGTAAGCCAGATCAGGTGTTGCCTGATATCACTGGATCAACGTCCAAAGCTGCCATCAGGTCGTTTGAGGCCATAACAACCAAGGCGAGTGTACCAAATGGACGAATCGCAGACACAAGCATTATCCTTCGAGCAGTCAAATAATGTCGTAAAGTTTCCGAAAAATAATCCTCGCGCACATGTGGTAGTGATAGACGACAATGACGAGGAACGGATCAAGTTCAAGCATGACTTTGTAGACCAAGCGGTACATGATGTTGGTAAAAAGCTTATGTACCTCTTGTCGACCAAAGGCTTTGATATAACCACGCCAGAGTTTGACGATAGCTATACGTTCACGATGGAATCCCTTCGTGCTACTCTCTTGCAGTCCATGGGTGTTAGCCATCCTTTCCTCATCTTTATCAATGACTTCATAGAAGGTTTGAATAAGCTTGAGGAAGAGCTTGACGACGACGAATAATCCGTGTACTATACAGAATGAAATAAGGAACCGTGGTAATGATTCTCGTTGACTTTAGCCAAGTTATGATATCCAATCTGATGGTTCAATTGTCCAACAATGACCAGAAGCTTGATGAATCAATGGTCCGCCATATGGTTCTTTCAAGCTTGCGTATGTACAAGCAAAAGTTTCCTGAGTATGGCGAGATTGTCGTTTGTTGCGACGGTCCGTCATATTGGCGTCGGCAGGTATTCCCTCACTACAAAGCCAATCGCAAGAAGAACCGTGATAGTTCTGGGCATGATTGGGCTACCATCTTTGAATCTCTCCATAAAATTCGTGACGAGATCCGCGACAACATGCCATATCCTGTGCTGATCTTTGATCGTGCTGAGGCTGATGATGTTATCGCGTCCCTGTGTCACGCATACGGCGAGACGATGAACCTTCCTACATCTGAAAAGATCCTCATTCTTTCCAGTGACAAGGACTTTGCTCAGCTCCAGAAGTATGCCAACGTCCAGCAATACTCGCCTATCATGCGGAAGCATATTGCTATTGATAACCCTGAGCGGTTCAAGCAGTACCACATTCTGCAAGGCGATAGCGGCGATGGTGTGCCAAACTTCCTGTCCGTCGATGACACCTTTGTGTCTGGTGGCAGACAGAAGCCATTGCCCAAGAAGAAGCTTGAGGAATGGACTACGCTCCAGCCCGAAGCATACTGCACAGGTGAAATGCTGCGGAACTATTATCGCAATAAGAAGCTGGTCGACCTTGATGAAGTACCTGAGGAATTGCAGACGCAATGCGTTGAGGCTTATCGTGCATACGAGCGGCAGCCGCGTAGTAAGATCCTCAACTACTTCATTCAGAACCGCTTGCGTACACTAACGGAATCTATTGGAGAATTTTGATGAAATTATCTGTATCTCGACCAGGAACAGAAATAAAAGCTATTGGTTCGCGTGTCAAAATTATTGAAGGCAAAGATGTCGGAAAAGTTGGAACACTAATTAAGTTCCATAAAGTTGGATGGCCTGGTCAATTTATGGGAAAAAAATGGATTAGTGATAGAGAACTAAATGAGGATACTTGGACAAACCATATTGATAGCTCTGGCAAATCTGCTATGGTAAAACTCAATGATATTACCAAGCATGAATATAGAACTAGGGTTGGAATCAAACTGGATGACGGTGTGATAATTTGGGCTTGGTATTGGGATTGTGAAAATGAGCACTGATCGGTTAGAGCGTGATATCACAGCGATGGAAAAAGAAATCCGGCAGTTAAAAACAAAGCTGGATAATTCCATCATTGATATCCGTGCAGTCAATTTTTATGGTTGGGTTAATTCACCTCCCCCATTTCATAAAGCTAGAACTTGGGAAGTGGTGCGCCATGAAATCCAATACAAGCGCCAAGGATCGTCCGAGTGGATATCTATTCCAACAATAAACCGCGATGACGAAAATTCATATATAAAGATTGAAATACCAACTGGAGAATTATGATGATTGATATGGCAAATTATGCTCAATTTGTTATGGCTGTGACGAGCAAAGAAAGTCGCGTGTGCGCGGAATTTCTTGACAGAGTGAAGCAAATACACTATGATAAGGATAATGTAATCAACGTGCCTCTGATGCTCACTGGTTTGATTGGCATGACCAGTGAAGCTGGCGAGGCCCAAGAGATCATGAAGAAGGTTTTGTTTCAGGGTAAGCCATATACCGAAGACACTCGGCAGCACCTTATCAAGGAACTTGGCGATGTGATTTGGTATTGGACCAATGCATGTAATGCGTTGCAGGTTGATCCGAATGAGGTAATCGCGATGAATGTTAATAAGCTTCAGGCTAGATATCCTGGTGGCAAGTTTGATGCAGTCTATTCTGAAAATCGTAAGGAAGGTGATATCTAATGGTAAAGAAGTTGGTGTTGGTAGAGGCTATCTCGCAGTACCGCATGACGTATGTGATGGAGGTCAATGACGATCCACAGCATGCCTTGGATGCGCTCACACTGGGTGAAGCCACAGAAGAAATGAGCCAGGAGTGGTTAGGTGAAACTATTTTCTCCCATCAAGAGATTACTGATGAACAGTATCTCAAAATTTTCAACGAAAGAAACGGCTACCTCGAAACATGGACCGACGATCAAAAGCGAAAGTTCATTTATCGAGTTGACTATACAGGAGGATCCGTGGATGAATAAGCGTCCTGCGCTCGCGCAGATTATCGAAAAAGTTGAAACTCAGAAGACCAAGTCTAAGCAGGTCGAGTTTCTAAAGAAGTACAGTTGCAAGGAACTCAAGACCGTTATTGGTTATGCGATGGATCCTGGTGTGACATGGTTGCTCCCTGAGGGTGATCCTCCGTTTACACCTCTTGCACAATCAACCGATCAGGAAGGCCGCTTCTATAATGAAACGGATAAGCTTCTCTATTTCATCGCTTCTCCTGAGGGGCAGAATGTGAAGCAGATTCGGCGTGAACAGCTTTTCATTCAGGTGCTTGAATCCATTGATCCTCGTGATGCTCAGTTGCTCCTTCGCATGAAGAACAAGCAATTGAAGATCAAGAAGGAAGCGGTCAAGGAAGCATTTCCTAATCTAGCAGCTAACTGGTAAGGTACAATGAACACAGCATTTGTTATTGGTAACGGTACTTCGCGCACTGGTTTTGATTTGCTTCGCTTGAAGCCTTTCGGTACAGTGTTTGGTTGCAATGCTCTTTATCGTCAGTACCATCCTGACTATGAGTTGCCCGATTATCTGGTGGCTATTGATGAAGGTATCATGCGCGAGATTGAAGCTTCGGACTTTCCGTCCAAGCGCGTGATCTTTCCTCCGATTGACGAGCGGTGGGAACCCGCTTCATGCAATCAGGGTCGCCCGCGTAGCAATGCTGGTATGAACGCAATGCGCGAGGCTATCAAGTTGGACTTTGACCAGCTGATTTGCCTCGGGTATGATTTCCTCATCAAGGATCCTGCTGCGTCTGTGTCCAATCTCTTTCATGGCACCGACAACTACGGGCCCGAGACACGCGCAAGCGCGAACGATAATCCTGGTCGTGTTCGCTACCTTCAGTGGCTCGTCAATCAGCATCCTGAGGTTGACTTCATTTTCATCTTCCCATCGGACGCTATCGTGACACCTATTGAAGGACCAAACGTGTTCATCAACACCTACGAAAATCTCCAGCAGTTTACAACCCAACTCGTGGATGCCCAATAATGAATATGCCTGCGGCCCTTGATCTCGCTCTTTCTATCTTCATCTGGTTTAGTTCATCAGCCTTCGGCTACTTTGCAGCACGATGGTTCTGCCGCAAGTTCCTAGACAGGGATGTTGATGTCGTTTCGCTAGGTACGGTATCTGCGGACGATATCATGGACTTTTCAGATGATGATAAGCCTTTCGTTCCCGTGAAGATTATCAAGGAGAATGGTCTACATTATGCATGGTTTACCAATAACAACCTATTCGCAGGCCAAGCGGTGAGCGACGCCGAAATCCGCCTGACGGTTCAGGATCATCTTCTCGACCAGCTTGGGTTGAAGATAGCCTATGCCTATGAAGAGCCAGAAAAGGTTGCATAGTCGGTTACAAAAATTCGGTTGACAATAAGCCAGCTACCTGTCATAATGTAAAGAGTGACAACAGGAGCTTGCATGAGCCGATTTCAATTGATCTTGTCTAAACATTCTTCTACTGTAAAGTCCAAAGCAACCGTACAGTATGATAAGATAAAAGCAACCGAGCGTTATGTAGAGTACAGCTTAGATTTGATTGAAGCAAAGAAAGAACTCCAAGTGTGTGATTTCGTTACGAAATTTTCTGTTATGCGAGTAATAGAGAAAATTGAAACGAAAATAAAATACCACTACAATCATCCGAACTTCAACATGGCTATAGCCACTGCACAGGTCAAGCAAGCACGCCGACTGCTAAAACTGTAACGAAAATATTACAAAAATAATTCATTTTTCTTCAAATTATTTTATCTAGCAATTTCAATGACTTAGCTTTCCGATCTGGCTAAGCTGTTGATTTTGCTAGATTTTTATTTTCCGACCTGCTATTGACAACCAGACCAACCTCGTGTAATATAAGAATATAAGATGAGTTGAGACACAGAGAGACACCTAGACCATGACAATAGCCGAGACCGCCCTGATCGTTTCCCCCTTCCTTGCCCTCGCGGGCGTCATGCTGGTGGCTTTTGCCATCGTTCAAATCCTCGACAACCAGTAATACAGGAACTTGACAATGACTGCTTTCCCCCGCGCCTTCACCGTTTACGGCTCTTTCTACGGCTCGGACGAGCTTCCCGAGGCCGTCGCGTCTTTCCCTACCTATCTCGAGGCTGAGATTTTCATCCGTCATTACCACGACACCGATCCGATCGTGGAGTATGATCGGTACCTTATTGAGATGACCGTCGGTGGTGTTCGCTTTGCCGCCTACGCCTAATACAGGAGCACAGCAATGTCCAAAGTGGCTATCCGACCAAGTGTGGCAGAATTCCTTGAAAAGTATCCGACCGTTGATGGCTATACCTTGCTTTGTGTTTGCGAGGAAATCAACCGTCGTACCGGTGCTGGTATTGGCGCTTACGGAATTCTGACGCAAGCCTTGCTCCTCGACAACGCCGGTGAATACCTAGTCCGCGTTTGCGAATCCTTCCAGAACCAATCTTCCAACTGAGGTAAATGAAAATGGCTACTCGTTCCGCTATCGGCTTCCAGGAATATGACGGCACTGTGACTGGCATTTATTGCCATTGGGATGGCTACCTCGAGGGCGTGGGTCGCACCCTTGTTGAGAACTATTCCGATCTGAACACCGTCCTTGCCCTTATCGACCACGGCGATGTTTCATCCCTTGATCGGACCATCGGCGTTGCTCACCCGTTCTCCCGCTTCGGCACCGACCTGACTGACCAACAGTGGGAGTCGCTTTTCGGCGGCATGACCACCTTCTACACCCGCGACCGTGGCGAGGATACGCCTGCGCGTGACTTCACGGACGCCGATGCTTTTGTGGCGCATTACAGTGATTGCGAGTTTTTCTACCTGTTTGACGGCCACACCTGGTCGTACCGTACTCGCCGTACCACGGACTTTGTGCCCGTGACGGTCGAACTCCACGCTTGACAATCCGATCCAAACCAGCTATTATTAGAGAATAGAAGGAGAGAACGAATGGCACATTATGGCTTTCACGAAGCACTCAAGCATGGCTTTGTAGTCGCGTCCGATCCCGCGCTAGATTGGGTCGTGGTCTGGAATGGCTCCAAGACCTTCAACGTGTATGACCTTTGCACCGACGCCAACTGGAAGACCGGCCTGAATGAGGTTGATATGTTCACGTCGGACGTGGCTGACCACGAGGATGCCAAGCAATCCGCAGCCGACTATTTTGCCCGTATCTATGCCAGCTTTGAGGAAATTGAAGCCGAAGCAACCTCGATGGGAGTCTAAAAATGACCAAGCTTTATATCAGCCAGCGCGATGCTTGGAATGTTTCCGACTATGTGGAACAGATCCTCACCCTCAATGAGGTGACGGAAGTTCCTGGCGTGAATGAGCAAATCAGCCAGCTTCGGTACGAGATGCTACATAAGTTTACCAAGGAAGAACTTGAAGCCCAGGGCGTCGTCCCTCTCAACGGTTAAGGAGTCATAACATGCCGAATTGGTGCAGCAATACCATCACTGTTTCCCATGAAGATGGCAAGCAGATGGCTAAGTTTGAGAAGGCTATGGGCGAAGGCAATCTGTTTCAGACCTTCGTTCCGCTTTCGAGCGGCGAGTGGGACTACGGTACTGCCTGCGAGGAGTGGGGTACCAAGTGGGACGTGAATGGCGGCGAATTCAATTTGGATGAAATTGCTGGCGATTACAATACCGGCTTTGGTTTCTTTGATACGGCCTGGGGTCCTCCGATTGCTTTCTATGAAGCAATGAAGGAGCTTGGTTTCCAGATCACTGCTACTTACCACGAGCCGGGTATGGCTTTTGTTGGTCAATGGACCAATGAAGATGGTGATGAATCGTTCCAATATGATTTTGAAGACGAGGACTGGCGCGATGGGATTCCAGAAGAACTGACCGAATTGCTGGAAGATGAATACGATTCCTGGCTTGAATCCCAAGAAGAGATTGAGGAGGAATAATCATGCCGTACAAGACCGTCGAAGTTTGGATTGATGACGAGGAAATTAAAGAGGGTATCGACGAATTTGATGACCAGGACCTCATTGACGAACTGGAACATCGTGGGTACTACGTCGAGAAAGCAATTCCCGGTGAAACCACGGACTCAATTGCAACGGCAATCTGGGCGCTGTACCAAGCATATATAACCGAGACCGATGCAGGGTTCAGACGAACCGCAGCTAAGGTATTCTGGGAACATTTAGGAAAGACGGCCTAATGAACGAACTTATCCACGCCGAAATCAAGATTAGCTTTATGAACTGGATCCAATCGGAAATCTTTCGGATCAAGGAAGACAATCCAGAAATTCGTGTGGGTCGGATCGCTCAGGATGTGACCGACACCGCGTTTGCGGTTTTGCTCGGCGTGTGGGAAACCTCTCACGGTGCAAAGCAGATGGCCGAAGAGTTCTACCAAGTGGCTGATGCAATGGTGGCTAAGGCTAACCGCTAAAGGATGATGATATGTTGATTGGTCTCTGTGGTCTCATTGGTTCTGGTAAGGGTACCGTCGCTGAATATCTCATAGAAGAGCATTACTTCCTTGGTGCTTCCTTCGCTGAAAAGCTGAAGGATGCCTGCGCTTCCATCTTCGGATGGGATCGTGAAATGCTTGAAGGTGATACTCCTGAGAGCCGCGCTTGGCGTGAAGTGGTTGATCCCTGGTGGGCCGATCGGCTTGGCATTCCTCATTTCAGCCCTCGGTTTGCGCTCCAGCATGTTGGTACTGAGGTCATGCGTGGTACATTGCATCCTGATATCTGGGTGTTGGCTACTGAGCGAATGCTGAGCTACCACCTGTCACTAGACTTCTCTGAGAACATTGTTATTGCCGATGTCCGCTTCCCCAATGAGATAGCTATGATCCGTCGGCTTGGCGGGCAAGTCTGGCATATCCAGCGTGGCAAACTGCCCGACTGGTTTGGCAAGAAGCATTTCGCCACGGGCATCCATGAGTCCGAATATGCATGGAATAATGAGACCTTTGACCTGACGATCCATAACGATGAGACGATGGGTAGCCTATACAAAAAGGTTGACACCATCGTCCAGAAGTGATATGATGTTTCCACAATAGGAGATCAGGCATGAAAGTTGGTGATGTGGTAACTGTTTCGGTTCGCGATCCTCGCAATGCTGAGGCGTATGCCAATGGCGTGATCCGTGAGTGGAACGAATACACTGGTACCATCGTGCCCAATCTCAAAGGCTTTGGCCCTGATGTTTTCTGCCTGTCTACGGGTGATGCCAAGTTTCCCGTGCGCGTGATAGAGAAGGCTAGGACCACATTCTATCGTGCTGAGTTTGAAGGTGCTACCGTCACGCCCACATCCAAGACCTTTATCGTCAAGGGTTCAAAGCCTGGCTCGTCATACACTGTTACCTGTGATGGTTCGCACTGGAGCTGCAC